CGGGCTGAGCTCGCCGCTTCGCGTATACACGCTATAGACGGGAAGCACAGCATCACCTGGTAGCGGTTTGTTAAAGGACCGCGACTTAAGCGAATATGTATCAAAGAACCCTCCATCCCACCCATCGCGTGTCAAGCGACGGTTCTTTCGGAGCTCGAAGGTGCCCACTAAGTGGCCATCTCCGAACCCGTCAGGACCATACAAGACATACGCTGGGTGACACAGCTTAGCTGTCAGTTCGGCGAGTTGGAACTCGCCGGACCGGACGAACCAGTTGTGCATAATGAAGAGAGTTCGCTCGCTCACCGGAGTCTTCTGGTAGAACGGGCGTATATCGAAACCGGAAAGATAGTCAGCACCACATGACTCTCTGAATGGGCCTGTCGAGAAAGACTTTGCGGTATTAAACTTAAAACCGCAAAACTCTAGGGTCTTCTTCAGTAAAGGCACGGCTTGAACGGGGACAATTATATCATCCCCGTAAATGCTAACATCCTTTTGGCGCAGCCCTAATACACGGCACACACCATAGGCGAGAGAGTAAAAAATCAAGCTCTCAAGCTCAAATGTGTAACCGTTGCCCATACTCGAGAACTTCTCGAGTCGGAGCACACCATCGATCGTTTTCGTTACCAACTCTTTATCACCGTCGACAAGACGTATGACTGAGGGCGGTACCGATACTTCCGATGTCCGCAGGCAGGATAATAACTCTGCCCATGGTAAAGGTAAAAGGGACCAGACCAACTCAGTGGCCATGCAATCGGATGCCATGGACAGATCTATAGTAGCTAAGCTACCATCGATCGATCCACGGGCAGCCATTCGCTGGTTCTTTGTTTGATCTGATAAATCTACGCCAGAGCGCAGTAAGACCTTCTTTAGATAAGAGCCAACACCCTTCTGATAGAAACTATTCAGTACGGGTTCAACTACTATCGTCCGGTCGGTCTTCGCGTTCTTAGGTACAAATATCACCTTGCCCGGAACCACAGCCACGTTAACACGGTAGGAGTCTTCCGACTCTTCCGTAGCGTGCAAAGCGGTCCAATGGGGCGTTTCGCTAAGAAACGCGCCAACGGTTGGGGATAGATCTGCACTACACTCTAGACCCGCGCTCAGCTTTGCCCTAGGGCATGCGAGGCGGCCTTTTATGTTGGTGTTAGCACCTGGACCGAATTCGAATGTAAATTCGTCGAGTTGCGGAACGTCGTTGAGCATAGCGCCAATTTTCCATTGCGCCAGGGATAAAACCTGGTGAATGTCAGAGTCCACAGTATGTGGCCTGATGGCGGCAAGCTTTAGACGACGATTCGTGGCAAGACACATTCGTTCGGACTCAACAAAACGTACGGCGGCTGCGTCCTGACGATCCACGTTTAGCTCTAAATACTCAGCCTTTTGGTAAAGGCCTAATATCTGTCGCGCGTAGATAATGTCATTAGGGGACCAGCCAAACTCGTAGTCTATGTCGTACTGTACCAGCTGCAGGTAGTCCTCAGCCACAACCATCTTATATAGGTGGTCGCAGAGAGGGCCCCCGAGCCTATGGCACAGCTCAGCTACTTGCCCCAGTATGAATAAAG